CAATTGTAGATTACTTATCTGAGTCTTTAGCAAAACAAACTAAAGATCAGTTAATGACAGGAATGTTAACAGGAAGCATAGTATGACGTATTTAGACATAGTAAACAACGTACTGAGGCGTCTTAGGGAAGATACAGTAACTACTGTTAACGCTAACACGTACAGCACTATGGTTGGTGACTTTATCAATGACGCAAAGCAACTCGTGGAAAACGCTTGGGATTGGTCTAATCTTAGGTCTACCCTCACGTTGACCACGGCGGCTGATGACTACACGTACTCCCTTACGGGCTACCAAGACCAAGGCAAGATTCTTAATATCATTAACGATACGTCTAATCTTGTGATGGAGTACAAGCCTCAGACTTGGTTTGACGATAAGTTCTTTATCAACACGCCAGCTTCTGGTGCTCCGCAGTACTACACCTTTAGCGGTATCGACGGCTCTGGTGATGCACAGATTGATGTGTACCCTAAGCCTGACGGTGTGTACTCTATCAAGGTCAAGAGCGTCATAAGAAACGTAGCCTTGAGTTCTGACTCTGACACGTTGGCTATTCCTAGTCATCCTGTGATTCACATGGCAGTAGCTCTGTTGGCTCGCGAGCGTGGAGAGACAGGAGGCACATCTACCCCTGAGTACTTTGCTATTGCTGACAAGTATCTCTCTGATGCAGTTGCTCTGGATGCACAAAAGCATCCTGAAGAAACTATCTTTTACACCCCGTAGGAGTACGTATGGCCCAGCCACTACAGAGTATTAATTTAGTTGCTCCTGCGTTCAAGGGGATCAACACAGAGGATTCTCCTATTGCACAGGATCCGTCTTTTGCTGAAGTTGCGGACAACGCTATTATTGACAGGCGTGGTCGTTTGGCTTCACGCAAGGGTAATGCTGTTGTTACCACAAACAAGACTGTTTTAGGTACTGACTACTTGCACAATATTCACGAGTTTTACGATAGTGCTGGTAACGAGGTAATCTTTAGTACTGGTAACAACAAGATTATGACAGGTACAACTACTCTGGTAGATGCGTCTCCGGGGTCGTACACAATTAGTGCTAACGATTGGAAGATATTTAACTTTAACGATCACGCTTACTTCTTCCAGCGTGGCTACGAGCCTCTGGTGTACAGCAACAGTCTAGGCGCAGTAACAAAAATGTCTGCTGTTAGCGGAGCCTCTGTAGCTGCTACACAGCACTGTAACGAAGCTATTGCAGCTTATGGTCGTGTGTGGTGCGTAGGCAACGCCAGTGATGACAACACAATCTACTGGTCTGATCTGCTCAAGGGACACGACTTTGCCGGTGGATCTAGTGGTTCTATTGATGTATCTAAGGCGTGGCCTAACGGGTTTGACAAAGTTGTTGCTCTTGCAGCACACAACGGGCTGTTGATTATCTTTGGTGAAAACAACACGCTTGTGTACGCTAACGCAGAAAGCCCTGCATCTATGGAGATACGTGATTCTATTCCGGGTGTCGGGTGTGTAGACCGTAAGAGTGTACAGAACATTGGCACTGACTTGATCTTCCTGACTCAGACAGGCTTACGTAGCCTTGGTAGAACCATACAAGAAAAGTCTCTACCTATTACAGACTTGAGCAGAAACATTAAGCAGGAGATTATTGCTAATACAACGGCTAAAACAGTTCCTGTAAGTTCTGTGTACAGCCCTGAGAACTACTTTTACTTACTGTGTTTCCCAGACCTCAACCTTGTCTATTGTTTTGACGTTAGGGGTTTGTTGGACAACGGGTCGTACAGAGTAACACGATGGCCTAGTGTGGACTTCAAGAGTTTTCACAGGGACAGAAACGGGGACATATACATTGGTACAACAGCTGGACTAGGCAAGTACAACAACTACTTAGACAACGGTAGTCCTTACCGCTTCAGGTACTTTAGTCCCGGCCTTACCTTTGGTGACCCAGCGCGAATCAAGATGCTGAAGAAAATTAGACCCACTCTGATTGGAGGAAACAACTCAGATATATTCCTCAAGTGGGCTTACGATTTTTCAACATCATCTAGCAGTAGCACATTTAGGACTAGCTCTGATCTGCCGGGTTTTTATGGACAGTCTGAGTACAACACTGCTGAGTACTCTGAAGAGGCTGTTACTCTAAGCAGAAACTCGCTAAACACTACAGGCTATGGGTCAGTAGTCAGCGTAGGTCTTGAGACAGACATAAACGGTTACGCTTTGTCCATACAGGAAATGAATGTATTAGCACTAATAGGTAAAACGGTATGATTATAACCATGAATTACAATAAAAACAGGGGTACTTACTAATGGGTTTTTTAAGCGACATTATAGACGCCTTTGTTCCTAGCAACATTGAAGCTCTGTACACCGCACCTCTGCCCCAAGCTGAAGCGCCTGAGATTGGTTTTAAAGGTTTTACGGTAACAGGCCCGACAGGAACAATTACGGGGCTGGATGAAGGCGGGGTAACTTATAGTTTAGGTGGCAGAGGCCAAGCAATTCAGAGTGCTTTGGAAGCTGAGGCGTTATCTAGGTTTGGCGGTGTTCCTGCTACTGCAACTCAGATGGGCACTATCGGTGGTCAGTTGTTAGGCACAGGTCAACAACAACTAGGCGTAGACCCCTTTGGCCTCGCTGGTCAACAAGCAGCAGCACAGAGTGCGTTTGGCCTAGGTGAGCAGTTCATGGGTCAAGCTGGTATGCCTATGGGTGCTAGAGAACAAGAGGTGTATGACCGTATCAGGGCTACACAGCTTGGTGAAGAAGAGAGACAGAGGCTTGCGCTAGAAGAGCGTTTAGCTGGTCAAGGACGCTTAGGTGTACGTACAGCCATGTTTGGTGGTACACCAGAGCAACTGGCGTTGTCTCAAGCACAAGAGCAAGCACAAAACCAAGCGACTCTTATGGCGATGCAACAGGCACAACAAGAGCAGGCGCAGCAGGCGTCTATGGGTGCTCAGTTTGCAGGCTTAGGCTCTGGCCTAGCAGGACAACGACAAGCACTGGAAGCCGCACAACAAGCTAGGGCTTTACAGGCTCTACAGGGCGGCATGGGCCTCGCTACGGGAGGTCTAGGGTTAGAACAAGCACAGCAACAGATTGGCTTAGGTGCGCTTCAGGGCGCTTATGTACCGCAAGCCGCTATGTTGTCTGCGTTCTCTCCTGCACTCAACGTAGCATCTATGGCAGATGTAGCACGTAGACAGCAAGGTGAGTTTGACCTAGAAGCACAGATGGCTAATATTTCTGGCCTCGTTGGACAGAGGGCGGCTCTGGCTAGTCTGTATGGTGGTATTTACGGTGGTCTAGGATCTGGCTTAGGCGGGTTACTTGGTGATTTATTCAACTTTGACTAGAAACACATAACCCGTTTAATTAAAGATAGAGGATAAAGAACATGGCTTACGATATTGGTGGGATGCTTGCTAGATCTGGTGCAACTACTGGTCAACTTATGGGCGGTGGTATTGCTGACGTAGGTGCTGGCATAGGTGGTTTACTTACGCGCCGCAGGGAGAAACAAGCGGAACAAAACGCACAACAGCAGTTTCAGCAGATTTTAAACGCAACATCAAACAGACCTTCTGAAATGTTACGTGAAGCGCAGCTTATGATGGCAAGAGGCGATCCTAATCTTCAAAGAGTTGGTAAGATGCTGATGGACGAGGCTACTCGTTTGGCGGGTGTTCAGACTGCGGCTGAAGAAAAAAAAGTAACCGCTGCAACGGGAAGAGGCGAAGGCGAGTTAATGGCTCTCGCTAATGATCCTAAGTTTAATTTGAATGACCAAAAAATGCGTAGTGGCTTACTAGGAATGGCTGATGCTTTTGGTGTTTCTCGTGCAAGGGCTATGGAAATAGCTTTAGAGGCTCGTGAAAATCGCAAGGGTGCGGATGGAGATTTTCGTACAACAGACCAAGTAACGATAAGAGACGAAAAGGGTAACGAGTTTATTCAGTACAGTATACAAAACATTAACAACCCTACGGATACGCCTATCATTAAAACTGTACCTGTAGGTAGCGCACCTAATGAGCCAATTGGAAAAACTCAAATTATAAGCTCAACCACAGGAGCTAGTGCTTTTGACAAACCAAAAATAAGAGGTGATGTTGTTACAGAACAAGAGTTTGCTGAGTTAAAAGTAGACGCTACCGCCCAGATTCCAGAGTTAATGTCGCAATCGCGTATCTTAGATGACGCCGTAGTTGCGTTAGACACAATGGAATCTCAAGGTCTTCCAGAGGTTGTTGTAAACACAATACGGAAAGAATTTGGTGTCCAAGACCCAGACATTGCTGAATACGAAATGCTAGTAGGTGAGTTGATGTTTTCTCGCTTGAAGCCTTTATTTGGTGGTGTTATTAGTGAGGGCGAAAGAGAAGCTATTATGGGCTTGTACAACGACATGAAAAGGGGCAATCCCGCCAACAAAAGAATTTTAATGCAGCTTCAGAAAAAAGTTAAAGAAACTATTGTTAAAGCTAATCTAATACGGAGAGCAGATAGTTTTGACGATTATAATATGGCACTAGATCGTATGTATCCTACAGAAGAAGAAAAAACAGAACAAAACGTAGTAGACTTTGGCGATCTGCCCACTCAAGGATAAATAATGGAAACTTATACTGTTACTTTACCTAACGGGCTACAAATTCAAAATGTGCCTGTAGGAACAAGCCAAGAGGTTTTGAAAGATAGGCTTATTTCGGCAGGAAAAGCTACACTTGCTGATTTTGAAGTGTCCGACAAAACATCAGTCCCAGAACCAGTTTCAGTTCTTTCTACGGTCCCAGAACCGGATTTAACTATTGATCCTTCTAAAAGGACACGAGGTTCTACGGTAGGTACTACGGGAGAAGGGACTTCTGTTAGCGATGTTGGTCAGTACTTAAAAGAGAACTTAGAGTTAGCTGGTGGAGTCGGCGGCGGTGTTTTGGGAGCAATAATAGGCTCACCCGCTGGTCCTATTGGGTCTATGGCGGGTTCTATGCTTCTAAGTGCTATTGGAACGGGTGCTGGATCTCTTGCTTCTGACGAGCTAAAAGGCGAAGACCTTAACTATGCAGAAGCCATGAAAGAAGCCGCAATATCCTTAGGATTTGACGTAGCTACTTTAACGGCTGGTAGAGTTCTTAAGCCTGCTTACGTTTTGGCTAAGAAAAAGTTAGGGTTTACGCCCAAAGAAGCCGCAGAGCAAATGATTAAGGAGCTAGAACCAGCAGTAGGTACTCAAGCGTCATTAAAGGCTTCTCAAGAAATACTTGAGGAAGGGGGAGCTACGCTTACTCCTTCACAGGTAGGGGCTACTGGTCTACAGCTAATTTCAGAAAAAATTGGAAGAATAGGTATAGTCTCTGGTAGCCGCTTTGACCAAAATACACTTTTGGTGAACCAAGCTGCACAAGATGGATTAAACGAGGTTGTTAATAAGCTAAGTGTAAATTCGTCAGGCTCTCCTTCAGAATTAGCACAAAGTCTAATGGATGTAATTGACGCAGGCAAAGCAGCTCTTTCAAAAAATTATGGAGACGGTTTAGATGAGCTTGCGAAACTAGCGCCAACAGGTGCTAGATTTAACATAGGTAAACATATTTCATCCATTGATAGATTTTTGGCTAGTAGAACTAAAGACGGTATTGTAGATTTAGACCCAGCAGCTGTACAGTTTATTGAAAACAACTTACGTGCCATGACAGGAAATAACATGGCTAAAGGCGTGAGTTTAGATGCGCTAGTTATATTAGATAAACAGATGACTTCACAAATTCGTCAAAAATTTGGTACACCGGGAACAGCCACGTTTAACGCGGATGCAGAACGTCAGTTAGCGCAGTTAGCTAAAGAAATGCGAGACGCTACTTATAATGCTTTACAAAAAGTAGATCCTAAATTAGCTTCTCAGTACAAAACACTAAAGGAAGGATACGCCGCAGGCTATCAAGGATTGTTGCCTGATATTAACTCTAGCTTTGTAAGGCAGGCGACTAAAGATAACTATTATGCCTTAGGAAATACGCTTTCTAGCTCAGGAAATGCTAGCCAAATAACGGCGTTTAAGAAAAGTCTAAGAGAGGCGTTTAATCAAATTGAAAAGGCTGGTGAAAAAACCGCAGGGCCGTTCATGGCTTACCAAGAAGCGGAGGCTCTTTTAAAAAAGGGATTCTTACAAAAGCTGTTTCCAGAATTAGGTACAGCAGACTTTAGTATTGATACTTATGCAAGCCTAGCTAGAAGTATTTCTTCTAATACAGAACAAGAAAGATTTAAGGCTATTCTGGGTGCTGATTTTCCAAAAGTTAAGCAACTTATTAACTTAATGTCAGAAGCGTCTACAAAACCTGCAGGAAACATAGGTGAGCTTGCTGCCCGTGGCAAGGAGTATCAAGCAATTAGAGGTATAGCACAGTTTGTTCAAGGCGGTGCTACAGCTGCCGCTTACAGCGGCATGGGTCCGGTGGGGGCTGGAGCCATCTTGTTGACTCCTGTGTTTCTTGCTAGGGCTTCGTTAAATCCTGCTCACGTAAACAGGCTCATAGCCTTTAATAGCAAAAAGTTTAAGGATAGTGGCGCTATGGAAGCCGCCGCAGTCGCTATAATTGGTAGCGTCTTTGACGATATGACTGAAGAAGAGCAGGCAGAGTTTAGAAATTATATGAGGAAGCGTGAGCAATGAACGACGATAAACACACAGTAAGTTACACATCCCACGACTACCACACTATGTGTCAGAAGTCAAAGGATCGTGTCAAGAAGATGCAAGCGCAGGGAATACCTACGCCCCATGACCCGAAAGACAAGCCAGAGGACGTAGGTAAATCAGAGGGCTACTCCATATTCTTTATGTCATAGCTCACAGTTGTTACCTGTGCAGGCCAGTTGTTGTGACCCCTCAGTCATATCGCTGGCCTCTTCTATATCCCACGATATTTCCTTTGGAAAGTCCTTAACCATCTGGTTGTACGTTTTCTTATCCACAGGTTCATAAGGAGCCTGTTGGTACGTGTGGTCTGAGTAGGGCAGGAAGCTAATCCCTGACACCTTATCAAACTTGTTGTACAGCCACTGGCCCACCTCTAGAAACTCCTCATCACGGTAGTAGCAAGTCATAGACGGCTTGTGCTCACACCAGCAGTCCTGATATATTTCCCACAGATCCAACTGCTCCATAGCACCCATGTCTGAGGCCGTCACAGCGCCTTCAGGAGACGCGATAGGAAAGGAGAATACCCGTGTACTAGGGGACATTAGATCGTCCTCCACAGGGACTCCTGCGGCCTCTAAGACCCCACAAAGTGGGTCACGAGAGTCAGCACGGACTCGTCTAATATATTGATTGCTGTAGCGAGGGTGAATGCCACTAGCAGAATCGACCAGCTGACTAACAGTACCTGAAGGCTTGACCGCAGTAATCGCGACAGAAGGATTAATGCCCAATCTCTTAGCCCAATGCTCGTTAGTGACGATAGCTTCATTACGCATCTCCGTAAGCCACTTCTTGAGTTTACCCTTGTCTTC